ATAAAGTTTCTATTGGGTTGTCTGTAGAGAAGATGACACGCATGACATCGTAATCACCCGAGAAGTTATCTCTAATGTTATTCATTCTCGGGTTTTGAGATTGTTGCGATACAGCCTTTACAGGTCTTCTGTATCGCTTTCGGCGTTTCCCTCGTTCAGATCGGGGAAGTTAAACTCTACTACAGCATCAACCAGCTTCATCAGGTGGCCATAACGTCCACGGAAATGAGAGTTGAATTTCTTTTCACTAAACGATGCACTGCCGATTTGCACACAACGGCTCACAGCATCAAACACTACACGAGCCGACATGCCTTCTTTATTCAGACGGGAGATAAAATCAAGGCCATCCATAGTGGGAAGCAGCTTGATAATATAAGTTTGTTCGTCAATAGTGATTTCTTTAGTTTCTTGCATAATTGTTTCCTCCAGTTTTATTTAAAACAAATTACCAACACTGCTAACAGCTCCAGAGATTGCACTACCTGCACTCCCCAAAGCACCACTAATCACGTCAGTAATTGCATTCTTGTTAGCTTCATTTCCTTTAAGTGTCCACTCAGATGAGTCACAAAGGAACTTCCACTCAATTTCATTTAACTCAGCCCCATACACGATATTGGGCCATCCACCAATGTAACACTCAACTGATGTGAATACAGGGCCACCAGCTTCATCTTTAAGCATTATTTCAAGCCTAACTTTTCCCTTCGAGGTTTGTTCAAGCTCAAGCACTTTTCCGAGAATTGTATTAACTTCCGTACTTTGTGGAATAGTGAGTAGGATGGTGCAAGACGTATCACGGCTAACTTCTTTTGCGTGCTTACCACGAATACCACGAATCTGTTTTACAAACTCTGTATTCCGTTGAATGGCAATTCTGTTCCAACCATTAACTCTATATCCACCAAAGATAAGAGCTACTTGGTCTGGGCTGTATGTAAGGATATCTGCTGCCATTTAATCACCTATAGGATGCCTGGTAGAGCAGATGCTACAGTACCAAGAATGTCTTCCGCCATAGAGCTTGGACTTTCGTTTCCATTGATATTAACAACAGCATTTGCGCTCTTGAGTGTCCATACACGCTCTGTCATCTCAACACCATAAGTGATAGATGGAAGTTCCTCGATCCAAGTGGTTGTGGAGAAGATTAATGTCCCCCCGAAACCATCTTTAATCATTAATGGAAACTTACCACGTTTCGTCACACGATCAAGAAGAACTAGCTTATCAAGGAATCCATTTGAAGGACTTGTATTCATTAGTGTAAACTGAATATCCCAAATATCGGCAGCATTGTAAGTTCTGGTGACACGACCATCTGCCGTGGAAGATGATGTAAAGACGGGTGCTTGTCTTGTTACAGAAACAAATGTACCATCAACAACACCTTCCAACGGAACTCCCATTACAAGGATTGTCACCTCTTCTGGGCTATATGTCCAAAGGTCCATATTAACTCCTTGTTAGGAAGGAAGGGGATTTCTCCCCTTCAATTAAGAAGTCTTCCAGTCTTCAGCTACATCGTAGCCAACATCTTCAAGAGTGTTGACGCTAGCAGCATCCAGCAAACCACCACCACCAACGTGGGCGTTCAGGTCGATACACTGAATAACCCAATCACGGTTATCACCTTCAGTACCAAACGAAATGTCGGGCATGTTGGCGATGTATGCTTGTGGGCTGAAGAAAACAGAACGACCCGAGCCATCTTTGATGGTCAAGTGGAACAGCCAATCGTTGTTCATTGCATCTTCATCGTTCTTCAGAATCTGACTGAAAACGTCATTCGAGTCACTACCTTGCATCAGGGTGACAGTGACGGTAGAGGCACGGTTCTTACGACGAACACGCATGGCGCTCATGTCACCACCAATCACCAACTGAGTAGCTGGGGTTTCACGAGCAATAGTAATGAAAGTGCCCTCAGCAACACCACTTACGATATGGCTGAAGTTATCATTACCAAGAACAATACTAACTGCTTCAGGGAAGTAGGTAGAAAGAATATTTGCAGACATTTACTTCTCCTTAGACAGATACGGTTGCACGGATTGCGCTGACCTTGTGGACACTTCCAGCCAAACGGAATGTGACAATGAAGTCACCCATTACGCGAGTGGCACGAATCATTTCTGGAATTGCCAGAACATTAGGGGCTTGTACTGTAGGTGCTGGAGTATCAGCAATGCCACCGTTGGCAATACCTTGGGCGTTGATGTTGCGAATCTCAGCCTCAATCAAAGTTGCGCCTTGCTGGGTGTAGGGAATTTTGCGGCTGTTAATCAGGCGATAGAACACGGCCTCTTGGACACGAGCTTTCCACCAGTCGAGGAAAATGGTTTCATCGAGCCATGTGCCCCCAGCCATCTGACCATTCATAATAATGGCAGCACCTTTAACACGGCGGAAGTAGTTGACATTCTTGCTATTCAGTACGTTAACTTCAGTCTCAGAGAGACGACTAACAGTGACAAGAGCAAGTTCTTTCAGTGCCCAAGTATTGCTACCCGGAACTTCAAGCATCTGGTGCAACCAAGCAGCTTCTGGATATTGAGTATCAGCAGTAGCCGACCAAATAACAAAGGTTCGCTCAAGATTCAGATTATAAAGCTGAGAACCAATGTCAGTGGTGGAAGCAGCCGAAAGCACTTGACGGTCAGAAGTCGAAGTACCAAAGATTTTGGTCATACCTTCAATAGTCTGAGCAAAGGCAAGAACTTCGGCTGCATCGTGACTGTCAATTACAACAGCATAGAAATCATCATTCTCTTCTTGTACAGCAAACAGTGCGTCACTGTAGGTTTCAACTGAAGTGACAGGGGTTACAACAGTGTTTACATTACCAATGACGGTGAAGTCGGTATAGATAGAAAGCTCATCACCTCCCGCGTTAACACCGGCAACAACACCAGTGACTCCATCAATCAGTGCATACAGACCAGCAATAATATCTGCTTCAGTTTCGCCAGTGCCAGAAGTATACGTGTAAGCAACGGAATTGATGGTAAGGGTGTAGGTGGTTGCATTCAGCGCAGTTACTGTAACTACATCATGGTCAATGTCTTTACGACCAATGACGATTTGCTGAAAAACTAGCTCTTGCCCAAATAGGCGTTGAGCCATAATATAGGTGGTGGAAGTGGTGGGGAAGTCTTCAGCAACACCAGTGAGGCTATTGTACACACGAGCACGCTCTGGGAACTGGCCGTGGGCAGAAAGAATCATTGGAATACTGAAAGATGTAATATCAATCTGCTGAGTGTTTTTAGTAATAAACACTTCAACAAAAGAGTCAATTGCTGCCAATTGCGTATCCTCTTGTGTTATTTAATAAGGCGATTTAAGCCACTGGTGGAATGGTAGAAGACCTACCATTTGTATTGATTGTGACATGCTCAACCCAATCAACTTCTTTAGATTCATGCACGCCATAAGCAAAGGTAACAGTGAAGTTAAAAGCATCAACCCACTGTGTGTCCCTCAACTGAGGGTTGTATACAACTTGTGTTTTTCTATTAGGTGCCAACCCAAATCTACACCAATCATCACGAGTCATTGTGTAGTTGTTGATATAGCGATGAAATACATCAGCAATATCGCCCGAGTTGCTGCCGTAAAAACTGAACTGAACACGAGCTTCGTGGAAGCTTTGGAAGTGTGATTTAAGACCTGTTGGGCTTACAATCCCATCTGTCAAAGATGAGTTGTAAACTCTTCCCGTTTGTTCAAGTCCAAGAATGTTAATCACGATGTAGTCATTAGTTGGTTCTAAGCCATTACCGTGACTAAAGATAATATGTGGGGTGTATTCCGTTCTTTTTATTAGGGCATCAGAACCATCGAACAATGCGTCTCTGATTTGACTGTAGACAGACATTAAACAAACTCCTTATCTCCGATACGCCATTTAACTTTGGAGATAAGTTCTCCCGTTTTATCCAGAGGATCGTCTCGTCCTTTCAGTGCGATTGTAAGAGGAGCATTAGCCGGATAAGACCAAGAGTCCATCACCATCTGAAGCAACTCCACCATCTCATCACCAAGAGAAGCATAAAGTTGTTCCCAACTCATCCTCCCTTCAATAACCAAAGGAAGGCGTCTTTTCAAAGCGTTCTCAAAGATTGGTCTGTTCTTTAAGTACACCATGAAGCCTTCGGCTATGAATGGTCTTGGTGGTATTGTTGAACCATTGGTATTCACCGTACCATCGTGCAACCATTTGGCAAGTTGAGCTAGCGGGATTGGTGGGCCAGCTTCAGTTGCCTGAGAATGCAAATCTCCATTAAACCAACCTATCTGCAAACTCTTTTTGTTCGAAGCAAGAAGCTGCCTTTTGATTCGTTTCCATTCCGAGGTATCTGCCGTATAACCTGTTCTAATCATACACACCTCAATTTGGAGTTACAGAAATCCTAGCAGCGCACGCCGAATAATGGTCAAGAACTCCCATATCCCAGCTCTGAACTTTCATTATCTGGTAACGATAACCCTTCCAAATAAATTCATCGGCATCGTATCCTTGTGCCCCCTCTTGCTTTGTTCTTACAAGGTCAGTTGTCCAAAGCCTGTACCACTCACGAGTGCGATCAGATTCAGGCATCATCTGAACTTCGGAAGGTTTCAAAGGCTGGATGTTTGCACGAATTGGTACTTCAACGATTGGTCCTTCTACCCACACACCACGGACATAAGAACCCGCTTCTTGTCGGTAGATGGTAAGGGGGACTGTTCTTGTCAGGAGAAATCTTGGAATAGACATTCACTTCTCCTTCAGAAAGTAGAACCGTAGGCTTTGCAAGTGTTACAACTACAAGATTCTTCGTGGTCACACACTTGAATATTCAAGAGCTTGGAACAACTGTCTTTACTACCATACCAAGGATACAATCCGTCAGGCATAAACATGCCTGCACCTTTCATCAGATTTTCAAGAACTTTAAAGTAGCTTGTTGATACAGAGTTCCATACTTCTATCGAACCAGTACGTTCACGAGTGCTCCAAGCAGACAATTGTGCGTAAGCACTTGCTGCCGCAAACCTCGCTGCTTTATAAACATCTCCCTTGGAGAAATCTAAAAGTTTTTGAATTTCTACATCAGTCAGAAGCATATAAAATGGAGACGTTTCAGTATCTCCGATCAAGATTCGAATTAAACTGATCTTTTCTTCGTCAGTCATGGGCAAAGCCTCTCCTTTTAATTTAAGGAGGGCAAAACCAAACGGCTTGCCCTATAATCTTTAAGCCTGTAGAGCAGCAACTACTTCATTCAGAAGGGTAGCAACATCTGCTGCTGTCGCAGTAGCTGGGTCAGCAATCGGAGTCAGGGCAACTACTTCAGGCTTGGTAGAAACTTCACCAGCTTCTACAACCGCTGCGAGTTGGCGAAGTGCATAAATCCAACCAGCTTTAATTTCAACATTCATAGGAATCTCCTAAATATAGGAGGCTATATTTCAAGCCTCCTTATTGTCTAACTAGAAATCCTAAGAGGATTAAACCAGCGACAGACGAACGATAGCACCCGGATTCAGCAGGGCGTTCAGGAAGTTCTGCTCAGTCATGATTTCGATGATGTCATCTTTCTCATTCATGTACTCGTACCAGTAGCTACCTTGAGCACGGCGGTTGATAGTACCAAAACGGTTAGCCGGAGCGAAGTAGGTCTTGAACATATCACGAACACCAACCGGCAGCATGTATGCGTCACCTTCAGCCACGAACGGAACGAAAGTACCAGCAGCATTCTCATAGCCAGCAGCGCCAGCGTTAATGAAAGTGATACCGAAGACGTTCACATACTCGAAACGAGCATCGGTAGCCAGTGACTGCGGCTGACCCAGCAGAACGCTCAGAGACTGTTGACCAGCTTCGTACTTCATTGCATCAGTGATGTACGGGTTCATCAGCAGTGCTTGGAAGTAGCTATCCGAGGCCAGAACAACGAAGGCACGGACAGTACCAGCTTGACCGCCAGTCAGGCCAGCACGAACAGCTTTCTTGGCATCAGCAAAGTCAGCACGAGGGTCGGTAGATGTAGCCAGCGAAGTAACAATCTCTTCACGGGTAATGCCGAACTCAGTGTAGTAGTTGGTCGATACAGTGCCGTTCGGGGCATAAACAGTACCGGCAGTGATAAGCTGCATACGAGCGGCTTCAAGGGTAAGACCATGAGCTTCACGCAGGTCAAACATCTTGTCAGCACGGACAGCAGCAACGCTTTCCAGCTCAGCAGCTTCAGCCATGGAGTTGGCAGAAACAATACCGTCGATGTCGTTCGGGGTGATAGCGTCATCTGCCGGGAAGTGCGGAATCTTCAACAGCAGCGAGTCACGATCACGACCAGCGATGGTTTGGTTACGCTCATCCCAGTTACGGTCTTCCAGCAAAGTGGAGCCACGCTTGGTACGAACAACTTCCACAGTTTTCTGAGTGGAGTAGGTGGGGGTGAACAGACCCAGCGCGTTGGCGATACCTACAGTGTTCGGGATTTGAATCAGGCTGTCGGTACGATCAACTACCTTAGTGCGGTCATTAGGGTTAATTACGAGAGGCATATTTTAACTTTCCTTTATTTAATTAATAACGTGGCAAAATATGCCGATTACTTGGTTTCCAGAACCACAATACCCTGCTTTTCCAGCACTTCTTTCAGAGAAGCAAACTGAGCATCAGTGAGGGCAGAGTGAACTTGCTTCAGGAAGTATTCTTTCAGTTGCAGGCCACCAGAATGACCAACAAAACCAACAGCGTTGAACTGACCAGCAGCAATAGCACGCGGAACGAACGAGGGGTTGAAGCTGTAATGGTCGCCGTAAATAACAGCAAACTCGTTGGTTTCTACAATTTGAGAAGCAGCGCTCAGAACTGCGTAAGCACCTTCGGGGTTGGTGCCCTTAGCACGGTAAACAACAGTACCGATTTCAACAGCAGCGCCACCAGCCGGAGGAGTGACGTTTACACATTTACGGCCATAACCAACACTCGGATCAATTTCGTGAACAACGAGGTCAGACAGGCGCTTGGAGTAAGGCATAGTTACGAAAGGCATATTTTAAATTCCTTTAAATTAACGGTTTTGAAGACGGGCTTGAATCAGCGCATCGGTAGTGGAAGTTTTCGGAGCAGCGACATCTTCAACAGAAGCCTCTACGCCTTGGTCACCGACCTCGGTGAACATCTCACTGTTTTCAACAGCTTTAGCTTGAGCAGCCATAGCGCCTACAACAGTGGAGAATGCAGCGTCGTCCAGAGAAGACAGGGAAGCAGCCAGAGCTTCTACTTGGTCAGCGGAAGTGACAGCAGCCAGCTTGTCTTTACGAGCTTGCAATTTCTGCTCTACTTTCTCTTGTTCCAGTTGTGCAACCAGAGCTTGAGCGTCAGCCAGAGCGGTTTCTTTCTCACCCAGAGCAGCTTCAAGGGAAGCTTTCAGTTGGGTCATATCTTCAAGGGATGCTTGCAGGGTAGTAACTTGTGCCTGATAGTCAGACAGTTGGGTTTGAAGCTCTTCGAGCTTTGGCATATCCACGGACATATTAGGAGTTACCTCATTCTTCATAAATTTAAAAATACGATTGTTCATTTCTTTCCCGGTCTTATTAGATTGGGCCTCTGACGACAAGTAAGAGTAGAAGTCTTCCAGAGTCATTATTTTATCAGCTAGACCCAAAGCAACAGCTTCTTCTGAAAGAAACGTTTTAGCTTCGGTATTCCTCACTGCTTCCACGGACATGCCACGATGTTCTGCAACATATTCAGTGAAATCTTTGTAGAGAGCATCCACTTTGTCTTGAAGGTCTTGAATAAATTCTTTTCGAAAACTTCCGTCTTCAGCAAAAGGAATTTTTTCTGATCCTGCTGTAACAAAGGTTCGCTCATAACCTTTCTGCTCAAGAGCCTTTGAATCATTCATCAAGCGGATAAGAACTCCGACCGATCCAATCTCAGACTGCTTGTTCGAAACAATTTCGTCGGAGATTGCGGTAAGCCCATATGCTGCCGATGCACTAAGGCCATCCACATAACTAATGATTCGTACACCGTTCTCATCAGCCAGTTTGCGCAGATAATTACCAGTGTCCATCATTCCGTAAGCTTCACCACCACCAGACTCAACCATAAAAGCAATGGTCTTGGCACCTTCAACAACAAGAGATTCGAAGTCTTCTTTAATACTCTCGTAAGAAGTTCCACCACAGAGAGCTTCCCACCCGGTAGACTTATTAGTCAGTGGGCCATTGATGCTAATTACGCCGAGGTTGTTTTCCTCGTAATAAAGGGTGTCGTACATCGAAAACTCTAGAGAATCTTCTTTAGTCTCCAGTACAGCACCACCTTCACAACGCTTGTCCAGATAATTCATCACCGATTCGAAGGTGCGAGGATCGATCAACAAAGGAGTGTCGAACATCTTGCTTCTTAGGCGAGTGAGTTCATGGGCCATCATTCACTCCTTCATGTGTTTTCATTGTTGGAAATTGATCCGTCACCAGAACTGCCATCCACTGTACCCGTGCCCGAGTTAAGCCCCTCAACCATTCCGCTTCCTGACTTCGATGTCATGTTCCCAAGGGCTTCATCAAGCTCTTCTTGAGTCATGGTGTCTGGAACACGATAAGGGATA